GCATCTCCGACGTTCGCGACGTTGATGTCGAACCGCTCGGTCCCGCGCACCACCAGCTCGTCCTGCTCGAAGGCATTGAGAGCGGCGTTGCTGAACTCGACCGTGGTCGAGCGGCGGTCGCCTAGGTACGCAGCGAGCGAGAGGTCGCCGAAGAACGCATACGTCCCGTTGTCAGCCTCCGAAACCGTGTAGGCCTCGGTGAGCACGACCGGGTAGCCCATGAACTGGAGCCCACCGTCCTCGGTGCGGATCTCGTTGGCCGTCACGCCGCCGGCCGCCTCGGAGAGACGAAGGAAGGCGTTGTTCCACACGCTGCGCTTCATGAACCACTTGGTATTGGGACCGTCCGCCCACGTCGCGAGCTTGCCGACCACGCGGCGGAGGTCCGCCAGCGTCAGCGTCGCGAGGGTGGTCACGGCAGGAGAGGTGTCCTGCGTGCCGCCTGCGCCGATCGCGTTGCGAAGACCGAGGATTCCGCCGAATGTCGAGGTGCCGTCGCCGTCGAATCCGCACTCGTCCTCCTTCTTGGCGAAGCCGTACGCGATCTCGTTGGCGAGGTCATCGCCGAGGGCGACCACGTTGTCCTCGTTCAGCTCGGAGCTGATCTTGGTGAGGACCATGAGCTTCTTGGCGACGAGGTTCACGCTGTCGAAGGCCTGCTGCGACTGCGTGCCTGCGGCCGCCTCGCCCACGAAGTAGGCGGTCACGGTGCCCGTGCGGCGCGGCATGCGCTTCACGTCCGAGGACATGGGCACGATGCGCGCGTTGGCGCGGAACACGCCGTACTGGTCGCGTAGGGTGATGAGGCTGTTCTCGAACTCGTCGGGAACGAGGAATCCGCCGGCGGTGTTGGAACCCTCGATGTGGCCCTTGGTGACAAGGACATCGTGGTCGGAGCACCACTGCGCGGACTTCTTCGAGCCCATGCACGCCATCGCCCAGCGGCCGAAGCGGTAGGCCTCGTCCACGGACTTGAACGCGCGTAGGCGGCCGTGAACCTTGGGGTTCTCGACCTTCACGAGCTTTGCGGGCTTGGACGCAGACTTCGCGATCTCGTCGCGGATGGCTGCACGGACCTCGGAGGCGACGGACTTGGCAGTCTCCTCGGGCTTCTCTTCTGACATGGCGTCCTCCTCGACCTCGACGGCCGGGCTGATTGTGACTTCGTAGTTGATCGCGCTGGGATCGAGCGGGTTGCCGGCCTCGTCAACGATGACGACGCCGTCCAAGAACAGAGCCTTGGCCTTCTCGAATCCGTGAGCGCCCTTCTGGTTCGCGAGCGACTGCAGAGACTTCTGCAGCTCCTCGACGGTGATGTTGCGCATGGATAGTGCTCCCGTAATGGGGTTGGTTGCTTGAGTGAGTTGACGTTGCCGGCGCAGGTCATTCGTCCGGGCTTGCGCCCACCGACTCGACCAACCGATGCCACAACACTAGGCGGGCACGAAACAGCACAGGCCGCCCCACAACGGGCGGCCCGTGCCAAAGGAGAGAGTCTGTGCGTCAGTCGGCGTAGAGCCGTCCGCGTGCGCGCGCCATCTCGTCGCGGACAATCTGCACGCGGTCAAGGTCACCGAGCGCGGGCACAGCAACCGAGACGCGGTACGAGCGGCGGATTGGCGCAGGCGCGTCGGGCACCGTCACGCCGAATCGCTTGGCGACGGCGGGCGAGCATAGCCCCTTGCGGACGGCGGTGATGATGGCGTCCTGATTGGCGGGGATTGACACCACCGATACCTCAAGGAGCTTCCACTTGCCGTACACGCGGCGCACGCCCTGCCCGTACTTCTCGCTGTCCGCCTTGGACGCGGGACGCGCCTCGAGCCCGAGGAAGCCGATGCTCATCGTGTTGAGGGCGCCGAAGTCCATGAGGGCGCCGACCGCATCGGGGAGCCAGTCGCCGGCATGACCCTCGGGGCGCGGGGCGAGCGCGAACTCCGCCTCGATCGAGCGGTCGCCGCGCCGCATCTTCAGCATCTTGCCGATCGGCTTGAGCACGTCGTGCTCGTAGAGGAGCACGGGGTTGCGCTCGTAGTCCTTGCTGTTCATTCCGGCTGGCACGACGACCTCCCCGTCGCGGTCCACCGAGTCGGTGGTGATCGTGGCGACGAAGGTGCTCGCCTTGCCGGCGGCCTTGCGGATCGATGCGGTCAGGTGCTTGCTGTTCATTCCTCGAAGAGCCTCGGGTCTAGGGTGGCGATCGTGTCGCAGCGGCAATTGGGGTGCAGCGGCGGTCCCTGCACGGCACTGTAGGAGAGGCTCATTGTGCCCCCGTCCGTGCCCGTGAGCACGCTGTCCTTGGCGTAGAAGGCGTCGTCGAGCCCGACCGACTTCTCGGCGAAGTCGCGCGCGGCCGCCTCGCAGAACTCGCAAGCGTCGGGCGACAGGAGCCACTGCTTGCCCTGCACGACGCCCGTCTCTTTCCACGCCTCGATGCGCCCTTCGGTGTAGGCGTAGGCGCTCTCGGTCCGGGCGATCATGGTCGCGCGGCTCTCGCTGAACCCCTCATCCGCGATCCACTCCGCCATCTCGTCGATCGTCTCGCCCGTGCGGATGCCCTCGGCGACGTGCTCGGCGACGTTGCGCGCGGTCGTCTGCGCGACGGTGTTCGCCATGCGGATTGCGGTGCTCTCGGCTGCACGGACGGCGAGCGGGTTCGCCTGCCCGAACTCAACCATATCCGCTACTGCGGGGATCGACTGCGGCAGCGCGGCGAGCCCTGCACGCGCGCCAGCGTCCGCCATGACCGCCGCGTAGGGGCGGGCGACTGCGGCGATCTCCTTCGCCATGTCGCCGCGCAGGCGGGTGACCTCCTCGCGCACGCGCTCGACCAGCGCCTCGGGCGTGCCGCGCCAACCCGCGACGAGCTCGCGCACGGGCTCGAGCGTCCTGCCGACGATGCGCTCGAGCTCCGTGACGTAGCGGCGCAGTTCCCGCGCCTCGATGTCCCGCAGCGGCTCGTCTAGCGACTTCGTGCGGATCACCTGCGCGTCCGCCGTGAACGGCATCCACGGCATCGCCGCGTCGGGGTCGATGCACCGCGCCGCAGGCGAGCGCGCGAGCGACTTCGCCGCGCGCAGGATCGCGCGATGGGCGCAGGGGTCACACAAGCCAGCGATGCCCTTCGCGCTGCGCCGTCCAGTAGTCGGACAGGTCGGCACCGCTCGCCTGCACGTCCTCGTACTGGCACGCGATGCCGATGTGGTCGCAGTTGCGCCGCACGGTGTCGCGCTGCTCCTCGCTGCGGTCGTTGCGCGCGATGCACTCGCGGATGCAGGCTGCGGATGCGTCAAGTCCGCGCAGGCGCTCGGCGGTCAGTTCAGGGTCGTAGGTGGGTTCGTCGCTCATGTGTTCTCCGGTCACGGCCATGTGGCGATGGCGACGCGCTTCCATGTGTTCGCGGCGACGCAGACGTAGATGTAGTTGGCGTCCCAACAGATGTCGCCCTCGTTGCCTGCCGCTCCTGCGGTCGCCGGGGTGCGGTCATTGTCGATGCGCAGCGTGTCGCCAGATGTGCGCAGGACGCTCGTCGCCGTGCCTGCGATGCGCGTCGAGGTGGTCGAAGTGTTCCCGATCACCGTCGTGTTGCTGCCGTCACCGCGCGCCAAAGCACCAATTACGATTGAGTTTGTATTTCCTACTGCGGCAATGCGAGTATCACGACCGATCAGCACGCACTCGGTCATTGATGTGATATTTGTTCCTGCCGTGATGTATCGACCTGCCTCATGTCCAATGCAAACATTGGCGGACGACGCGGATGTGACTCCTGACATGCATGAGAAGCCAACTAGCGTATTTGATGCGCTCGCCGTCGCTGGCTCTTGCTGAAGGCACCCATGCCCAACGATCGTATTTTGATCGCCAGTAGTTCCTTGTCCTGCCGCTGTTCCGATTGCAACAGACCGAGAAATAGTCGTAACGGCTGCTCGAAGTGCGCGATATCCGATTGCGATGTTTTCGATGCCTGTCGTATTTGCAGGAAGCGCATCATGCCCGATTGCGACGTTGAATCCTCCCGTCGTGATTGCATCGCCAGCAAGCGCACCTAATAGCGTATTGCTTGATGCCGTGGTCAAATTCAACCCGGCCTGATGCCCTACCGCCGTGTTGCTCGCCGCCGTGCTGACCGTCGCTAGCGTGCAGGTGAAGCCCGTCGTGTTGCCGATGCTCGCCGCCGCCGCAGTCATCACCGTACCGCTCGTCGCGCTGAAGCCCGTGCCGCCGCTCACGATGGTGACCGCAGACACCGCGCCCGAAGTCACGGTGATATCCGCAGTCGGGTATGTCACCGCCGTCGCGCCGCTGACGTAGGTGAGTTGCACGCCGCTGTAGGTGGTGGGTCCGGCTGGTCCTCCGCTGCCTGCGGTCGTGATGGTCACCGTCGCTGCCGCCGTGGTCGCAGCGCCGAGCGCCGAGCGACCTACGGCGACATTCGCGGTGCCGAGGGTGTTGGCGTCGAGCGCCTCGGAGCCGATGGCGACTACATCGGAGGCAATATTGCGCAGGAGGGATGCGTGTCCGATGCCCACAGAATCAGACGATGAAATCGCGCTGACTGACACGCGACTTCCGACGGCCACGTTTCTACTTCCAGTCGTGATATTGCCCAATGGCCCTGCGCCTTGCACGTTTGGAGTCGCACCGATTCCAACATTTTCGGTTCCTGTATCGCATGACTGCAATACCTGCGGTCCGATTGCGATGTTGGCACTGCATCCCGCAGTAGCGTTAATCATTGCACGCCTACCGAGCGCTACGTTGTCGTCACCAGTGCTGATACTTCGTCCGGCAAGTTCGCCAATCAGCACGTTCCTCTCGGATGATGCTGTCAATGCGGCGCCCGCGCCGTTACCTACGGTTACGTTATTCGCTGCTGCTGTCGCGCTTCCGCGTCCCACCGTTACGCCGTTGATTACCGCATCCGCGCCCGTGTAGAGCGCGCCCTGCGTGCTGATACCGCCCGTGACCCGTAGTGCGCCCGTGGTCGTGCTAGTCGCCGCCGTCGCGTTGGTGATCGCCACCGCGCCCGTGCTGCCGACTGTGCTGTTGAACTGCGCAGCGCCGTTGACGGTTAGCCCGTCCGTCAGCGTGACGCCGCCGCGAAGGCTCGTCGTGCCGCGTACCGCCAGCGTTTCGAACTCGGGGTTCACAAGCACAGGCGCGCCGCCTGCGGGACCGCGTGCGCCGCGTGGACCTGCCGGACCGCGCTCGCCGGGTTCGCCCTGCTCGCCCTTCTCGCCCTGCGGACCTTGCGGACCCGGCTCCCCATCGCGCCCGTCAATGCCGTCGCGCCCGTCGCGTCCGGGCGGACCTTGCTCGCCCTGCGGACCGACAGGACCGACAGGACCGACCTTGATGACATCAAGCGCCTTGTGCGCCTTGTCGGCGCTCTCTGCGGCGATGGCGGCCGCATCCGCTGCACGCTTGGCGCGCTGGCTTGCTCGCTTGGCGATTGCCGCCGCGACTACTGCGGCAGGCACTTCGGGATTGATCTCGTCAGGCATCGTTGGTTTCGTCCATGAGCGCGAGCAGGTGGTCACGCAGACGCGCGGACTTCTGCTCGCTTGCGTCTAGCCCCTTCTCAATCGCGTCGATGAGTCGGTTGAGCGTCGCCTCGTCGGCGTCGTGCGCCGCGCCGTCGATCTGCGCAACGTACTCGGTGACCGCGACAGCGGCAAAGCGCTTCTCGCGTGCGGCTTCAAGTTCCGCGATCTTGCGCGCCGCCCACGCCGCGCCTGCGCCCTCGGGGTCGGACGGGTCGCCGCCCCACAGCATCCACGCAATCGCGCCCGCGCTCGGGTAGCCGTCCTCGCCCGACTGCGCGCCCTCTGCGTCAAGGTCAACGCGGTGACGGCTGAAGTACGACGCCATGCGCCGGATCGTCTCCTCGGACAGGTTGGCGCGGTTGGAGATGTCGCGTGCGCGTGCCACGCCGACCTCCGTCCCGCCACGGTTGAACTCGGCGCGCAGTTCCAGCCCACGCGCAGCGAGCCGTGCCATCTCCTCCGTAGGTCGCGTGTCCACGTCGCCGATGGCCTTGGCGGGGTCTGCCTCGCCCCACGCCTTCCCCTCGCACATGGAGATAGCGATGGCGATAGCCTGCTCGCGCGGGTAGCCCTCATCGAGGAGCGTGCGGATCTTGTCGCTCACGCAGTCGTCGGACTTCGTGGCAGGCGCTGGCAACGACAGACGCTTGGACGCCTGCACAGGCTCCGGAGCTTCGGCGGGCTCCACGGCGCCCTCGGGCAGCGCGGCGGGCTCTGGGCGGCTCGTAGCGCCTGCGAAAGGGAACGGCGCAGAACCGAGTCCCGGCGTCGCGCCGAGCGGCTGTCCGTTGACGTACAGGCGGTCGGCGGCGGGATCCTCGAAGGGGTCGTAGCCGGCCTCGATCCGCGCCTCGTTGGGCGTGAGCCAACCGCCGGCTACGGACGTCTGCCGCTCGACCAGATCCTGCTGGCGATCCGCAGGCACCGGGTTGTCGTAGGCGAGGTAGGCGTCGTCCTCGATGCCGAAGAGCGGCAGGAGCTTCGCGTTGAGCGTCTCCTCGTCAAGCCGGCAGATCGGCGCGATCGTGCTCTCGCGCCACTGCGCGTAGCCGCTCTTGGCGGCGGCGAGGTTGGGGTCGTTCGCCTTTAGCATCGACACGGGCACGCCGAAGATGGCGGCGATCTCCTCGACGATCTCATCGCGCCCGCCGAGATCCTTCGTCGGGAACGAGAGCGGCTTCATCTCGACGTCACCCGTGATCGCCATGAACTTGCCGCTCTTGCGCGTGCCCTGCAGCGCCTCGCGGACCTTCGTCTCGAAGCGCTCGAGCTGCTCCTTGCCGGCGCCGCCCTTCACGATGATCGCGTAGTCCGGGCGCGCCATATTCTCGAAGAACGAGAGATCCATGTCGTGGACGGCGGCGTTCTGCTGCACGACGCCCCACGCCGCCTCGACCTTGCCGAGACCGTAGAGCAGGCTCTTGGGGTTGGGGCGCTTGAAGTGAATCACCTCGTCGGCGGTGAAGTCCACCTCAGCCTGCGGGTCGATCCCGTAGCGGTAGCCGG